GTAACACTAGGCAACACTTCACATGGCACCGGACGGCCGAACAGGCCTTCCAGCGTGTGGAGGGGTAACCCCCCGTATTTCATGCGCACTATCGATGGGAAGGAACTTGCCCTCACGGTCCAGCTTCGCACGCCACCACTCCAAGACCGAAGTCCAAGGAGTGCGAGCGCCGAACTGGCGTGGACCGACAGGGGGGAGTTTCAACTTCCCTGGTTTCATCGCCTTTGGCAAACAGGTACGATATCCTCCTCCAAGTGCCCAGTACAACTCGTGCGTACATCTAGAGATGTGCGCACGGAACACTCGGTTTGTGACGAAGAATGTCCCCTCCGGGGGTTCCATGTCAGAGAACGCCACGTCCTCTGCATATCCCGCCCGGAACATACTCCGCACACTCTCGAACTTCCTCGGGTCGGAAGGAGAGTAGAAGATATCAATTCTGTTTGCGTACTTGGAAGGGTCAGCTCCTTCGAAAAGGAGTGTGTAAAGCTGCGAGCGAACAGACTTCGGCATGTCGCGCACCCCTTTGCTAGGGTGGCCAAGCCCACCCAGAGCCACCGGGAGCTCTGGAGGACGCCGAAGCCTGCGAGCCTTGGCTCTTACAGGTTTACACAGGACGCGGGCTACACGCCGCAGTGCTTTCCACTGCGGGGCAAAGTAATTACCCTTGTCCATGACCCCACTACCGTCTCTCAGGAATTGCTTGACAGGATAAGGGTTGTACCATCTTGCCGGGTCACCAAGCCCGAAGACTTCGCAAAAGGTCCAACCCTTCCTTCCGTAGAAGGACTTCTTGTCATGCAATCCCGAGCCTATCGCCTCAACTCTTCGACGATAGACTCCAATATTCCTAGGCCTTGTAACGGACAACACATCATCCCCACAGATAGCTGTGTGCGGACCCAGAGCGTTACAAGCCCAGCCATTAAGGATCGACAAGATCGTGAACGACAACGGAGTGCCCATAAGGCATCCCCTCTCCATGGGGACACGAACACGATCTTGTTTCTCGCCGACCCTTATGACGTTCGGAATATTGAGAACCGCCTGCCAATCTCTTTCGGTGAAAGAAGACTTTCGGTACTCCACATAATGCTTATTGCCCAACTCGACGCCAAGGGATCGAGAAGCGCAATCCACGTAAGCCGGGGAGAGGCCTGCGCGGTAAAGGCCGCGGAGAACGGCCCTTATAGCATCATGGGAGAAACCATCAGTCGCCTTCGTCAAATCAGCAGAAAGATACTGCTGATCACCGCGCAGAGTGCCTGTGAAGCCCCGCACCTTGTCGTCGTCGAGACGCCGACGAGCAAAGTCGCGAACTCTCCTGTCCACCTTACGAAGGACGGGAAAGACCGCGTAGCGGCACAGGGTCCCTGCAGTAAAGATACTTGCGGGCGGGACGGTAATGACACGCACCTTGCAGCCCTGCTCAGATATCGGCGTCGCGGCGTGAACTGGGAAGTCCACGTCGGCGGCGAGACCAGTTTGACCGAGCCTGCTGAAGTTCTCCATCGACAACAAGGTTCCGTAACCTTGCAGAACTTCAGGGTACTCAAGCTCGTTGAATGGTCCCCGACGCACAATATTGAGCAGCCTGTTCAGGAGGGAGTCCTTCCCTGGGAAGAGCGGGCTACGCCTAGCCGCTTCGAGGATACGACCCTCCATGTCGGACCGGTAAAGGTCCCCATGGAGATCTGCAGTGATCAGATCACGCAGATGTTCGTCGTACCCGCCCTTAGATCCCGGGCACTCCCGGACAGCGTTCTTGCTGCCAGGTGCATGTTTCCAAGTACGTTTTCTCAACTTATCTCCGAACATATCAACCACGTAATCTTCGATCGAATCCTGGAACGAAGGACTCGTCACGTGGTGCTCGGAGATATTACGGGCATGGTTGAGCAACCCTTCAGAGATGAGGAGAGGACTAGCTTTTGGAAGGCCCCTTGCGAACCTGGTGAAAGCCAGGACGCGCCGCGCCTCACTAGTACACATCCTTCGAAGCCATCTCTGTACGGGCCTGGGAACCTCCTCGACGTAACTGACTTCCCGATCCGTGAGGCAAACGTCACGGAGAGACGTAGCAAGATCTTTCAACTTCTTGCACATCCAGTCAGTTCCACGAGGGCCGGAAGCAGTTACCCACTTCCGAACAACCCAGCAACCATGCTGTTGAGAAATACCAGAGGCGACAAAACCAGCCCACACAGCCTGCCAAACAGCTGTGTGGGAATCGACAATACGCCGATGGGACTTCCCGGACCTACTCTTTTCGGAGGGGGTACGAGAGGGACCTACTAAACGGCCAAGAAGCGAAGACGGAAGTCGACGCTTGATGATCTGCGAATAGCGG